GAGCGAGAACCAGTTCCTCAAGTTGGTACTGAGCTTTTCCAGTACTCTCAAGGATTTTCAGCTCCGACTCAGCGAGGTGGACATCCGCTTCACCCGCCGGAACTATGAGAACATCCAGCAGAAAAGTCAGGTGCTGACTACCATGCTGGCAAACTCCAAAATCCACCCGAAGTTGGCTTTTATTCATTGTGGTCTGTTTGCTGATCCCGATGCGGCCTATGAGATGAGCCAGGAGTGGGCGGAAGAGCAGGAGCGCAAAGCGGCTGAACTTGCCGCAAAGCAGAAGGAGGTTGACCCCGGTGGGAGTGAAGGAAATCAGCCTAACCCCGGAAGTAGTCAGACAGATTGAGGAAATCCTGGCTACCGGAAAGACTGTTGAAATCGCAGAACGACACGAAAAAGTGATTGTTTGGGCGGTCAGCAGTAAAAAGAAATATGAACAGCCTATCGCATAGGCGATAGGGACAGCCATTACGGGCTACTGATACCGAAAAGGTATTGGTAGCCCTTTTTATTTTGGTTTTACCGCCATAAGGCGTGTGATAACAGCGGTAGGGAAACCGCTTCAACAAATCGCAGACGGGAGACAACCCGTAAAAACAGAAAATAGTGCTGAGGGAACAGCCTTGTTAAACGCAGGAGGTAACAATATGCCGAAGATCGATACCACCCTTATTTCCGGTTACGGGGACATGACCCCGGAGCAGAAGCTGGCAGCTCTGGAGGGCTATGAGTATGAGGACCATGCTCAGGAGCTGGAAAAGGCCAAATCGGCCCTGTCCAAGTCCAACTCTGAGGCCGCTGACTGGAAAAAGAAGTACAACGCCAAGCTGACCGAAGAGGAACAGAAACAGCAGCAGGAGTCCGAAGAGCTGGAAAAGCTCAAGAAGAATAATGCAGAGCTGCTGGAGAAGATCAGTGTTTCTGAGAACAAGGCTCATCTGCTGGGTCTGGGCTATGATGAGGCGCTGGCCACCGATACCGCTAAGGCCATGTTTGACGGTGACATGGAGAAGGTCTTCGCCAATCAGAAGAAGCATCAGGAGACCATGGAGAAGTCCATCAAGGCCAAGTTGCTGGAGGACACCCCCAAGCCCCCTGCCGGAGACGGTAAGGTCAGCAAGGAGGCGTTCGAGAAGATGACGCTGACCGAAAAGGCCAAGCTCAAGCTGAGTGACCCGGACTTGTTCAAGAGTCTCAACGAAATTGTGAATGGAGGTAAATGATTATGCCCGGTATGTATCTGAATTTCCCGTTTGATGAGGAGCTGTTTGTCCAGGCGTGGACTGAGGCTCCCGATCCCGTGAAGACTGCGCTGCTGACCAGCGGCGTCATGGTTCCCGATCCTCTGATCTCCGGCCAGCTGGCCAAGGACGGCAACCTCTTCACTCTGCCCTTCTACAATGTGCTGAGTGGCGATCCTGTCAACTATGACGGTGCTACCGACATTACCAGCACCGAGACCACTGGCGGCTCTCAGAGCGGTATCGCTTATGGCCGTGCGAAGGGCTTTACTGCCCGTGACTTCGTTGCAGAGCTGTCTGGCAGCGATCCCTTCGGCCATATCGTGGCCAGCGTGGCCCGGTATTGGGACAAGTACCGTCAGGGTCTGCTCATCAAGCTGCTGGATGGTATTTTCGGTATCACGGGTGACACCACCTGGGCCACCCATACCGTTGACCTGACTGACGGTACTGTGGAGGCTCCCCATAAGATCGAGGCCACCACTCTGGGTGAGGCTGCTACCGATGTGCTGGGCGATAATAAGGACAAGTTTGCCCTTGCAATCATGCACTCTAAGGTAGCCAATACCCTGGAGAAGCTGGAAGTGCTGGACTACTGGAAGCAGACCGATCCCAACGGCATTGAGCGTCCCATGAAGATTGCCAGTGCCAACGGTTACACCGTCATCATTGATGATAGCGTTCCCGTGACTCCGGCTGTGACCACTCCCGGTAGTGAGGCTCCTGCTGAGTACACCACCTATCTGCTGGGTCAGGGTGTTCTCCGTCAGGGTTCTGCCCGTCTGGACATTCCCGCAGAGGTGAGCCGTGATCCCGCCAAGAACGGTGGCCAGGATACCCTCTACACCCGTATTCGTGAGGCCATCCATCCCAATGGTTTCAGTTTCAAGGTTCCTACCTCTAACTGGACCGAAAGCCCCACGGATGCTCAGTTGACCAGCAAGGCCAACTGGACCCGCAAGTTTGACGCCAAGGCCATTCCCATGGCCAAGATCATCACCCAGGGCTGATGATAGAAAGGAGGTACGCAGTATGACCGAAGACGAAAAGCTGGCTATGCTGAAAACGCTGTCCGGCGAGACGGATGAGGCGGTACTGCGTACCTTCCTCACGTTGGCGGCAAACAAAGTCCTCAAAAGGGCCTATCCTTTTGACTCCAGTAAGACCGAAGTGCCTGAGCAGTACGCTGTAAACCAGGTGGATATTGCCAACTTCCTTTTGTCCAAGAGAGGGGCTGAGGGAGAGACATACCACCAGGAAAACGGCATTGGCCGGACTTATTCCGGCGGAGATGTTCCCCCTGAGCTGTTGAGAGAGATCATCCCTATGGTGGGGGTGATGTGATGAGGTGCATGGCAAAGAACAAGCAGAAGTTCTATTACTGCCTGTTCCAGAGCAAAGTACCAAACACGGACTCCCAGGGTCGTAAGACTGGCGGCTACCGTACCGTCTACGGGGATGCGGTTGAGGCTATGGGTAATATCTCTGCCGCTACGGGCGAGTCTCAAGCTGAGGTATTCGGCAGCATGGAAGACTACGATAAGGTCATCGTGGTAGACAATGCTGGTCCTGTCATGGACGAAAACACAGTCCTGTTTGTGGATAAGTCTCCGGCTTATGACAAGGATGGTACTCCCCTGTTTGATTATACGGTCAAGCGTGTGGCACGGTCCCTCAACTCCATTTCCTACGCCATCCGAAAGGCGGAAGTGACATGAAGCTGAGAGTATCGCTGGGGCAGCTGTCGGAGGTCATTGACGCTCTGGATCAGTATAAGGCGGACCTGAATAGGCGCTGCCGGACTTTTCTGGAACGGCTGGCTGCTATCGGTGTCGATACCGCAGATGTGCGCTTTCGTACAGCTCAGTATGATGGAACTAATGATGTCACCATCTTTACGCAATGGGACGGAGATAATAAGGTCAAAGTTATCGGCAAGGGCAACAGCGTGACCTTCATTGAGTTTGGCTCCGGCGTGTACTACCAAGAGGAACATCCGCTGGCAAGCGAAAAGGGAGCGGAGAGAGGCGGCTATGGTCAGGGCCGTGGCAAAGGCAGGACCTGGGGCTATTACGGAGAAGACCCTGGTTCCAATGGGAAGGTTATCCAGAACAAGAAGGGAGAAACCGTGATATTGACTCATGGTAATCCGCCCAGCCGTGCCATGTATGAGGCCAGTAAGGCCGTGAGAGAACAGGTGCTGAATATTGCAAGGGAGGTGTTCGGAACATGATTGACATTGAAGCTGATGTCTTTGATGCTCTGTATACCTTTCTGGAAGAAAAGGCCCCAGATGTCTTTCTTTCCGGCGATACGGTAAGAGCGCCATCCGATTTCCCTTGTGTGACCTTGGAAGAGGCAGATAATTACGCCGTAGTTGCTACCCAGGATAGTGCCAGCAACGAAAACCACGTCTCTGTCATGTATGAGGCAAACATCTATTCCAACCGGGCCAGCGAACGGAAGAGTGAGTGCCGCCGGATTGCCGGACTGGTGGATCAGTATTTTGCGGGATTGGGGTTCACCCGCACAAGCATGAACCCTATCAAGGACAGCGAGGACCGGTACTATCGGATTGTACTTCGATATACCGCCAAGGTCTCTGCTGGCCACATCATTTATAGGAGGTAATGATAAATGGCGATTTCCACTTATAAGGTCTTCCTCATGAAGAAGGACGATACCACCTACAGTAAGCTCATCGACATCAAGGACTATCCTGATCTGGGTGGCGCTCCTGAGATGCTGGATACTACCACGCTGAGTGACCGTGCCACCACCTCTATTCCCGGCATCCAGCAGATGGACGCTCTGGCGTTTACCGCCAACTACACCAAGGATGACTACGATAAGGTCAAGGCACTGGAAGGGGCCGAAGGCGAGTACGCCGTATGGTTCGGTGGTACTGAGAGTGCTGGCGTGGTCACGCCTACCGGCAGCGAGGGTAAGTTCGAGTTCAAGGGTACTCCTTCCGTCTATGTCACTGGCGGTGGCGTGAACGAGGTTGTGGGTATGACCGTGACCTTCGCCGCTTCTACTCCCGTAACCAAGGCTACGGAGTAAGGAGGTAACGATTTATGAGCAAGCAGATCAAGTTCAACTACGAAGGGACGGACTACACGCTGGAGTATACCCGCCGCTCCATTGAGAAGCTGGAGCAGAGAGGGTTCAGACTGGCAGATGTGGCCGATAAGCCGGTTTCCACATTGCCTGTGCTGTTCGCCGGTGCTTTCCTGGCCCATCATCCCTTCGCAAGCAAGGAAGTTGTGGACCGTATCTTCAATGAGTTTTCCGATAAGGAGACTCTGTTGCAGAAGTTGGGTGAGATGTATAACGATCCCATCCGTGCCATGACCGAAAGCGAGGGAAAAGTGAAGTGGGAGGCGAACTGGTAACTGGTTCGTCTTCCCTTGAGGGGGATGGGTCTCAGGCTGAGTCCATTCCCCTTCTTTCCTATACGGATCAGTTTTATCAGCAGTTACCGTTCTATCTGTCTATTGGCATGACGCCGGAGCAGTATTGGGACGATGATTGTATGCTGGTAAAGTATTTCCGCCGTGCATACGAACTGAAACGCAAGGAAAGGAACAACGACCTATGGCTCCAGGGGCTGTATTTCTACCACGCCCTATGTGATGCAGCTCCGCTATACCGCTTCTCAACTAAGCCCCAGAAAGCTGCTCCTTATCTATCTGAACCTTTCCCTATTTCTATGGAGGAAAAGAAGGAGCGAGAGGAACGGGCCGAACGGGACCGGTTCATCAAGATGCGGCAGAAGATGGAGGCCATGGTCACAAAAACTGCGAAACAGGAGGTGAGCGAAGGTGGCTCTGGATAATAACATTGACGAACTGCAAATTGAAATCACTACGGAGTCCAATGACGCCGCTAAGGGAATTGATGCTCTGCGAAGCAGTCTGAGCAGACTGGAGCAGATTGCCTCTGGCGGAGCCGGATTGAGAAATGTAGCGAGTCAGGTAACTACTCTTGATAGGGCCGTCAGCCGTGCCTTTAGCAGTATTGCCGCTTCTATCAGCCGTGTAGCAGATATTTGCGGTGACTGGTTCGCTGAGTCTGCTGACTATGTAGAGGCTTTGAACCTGTTCGAGGTTTCCATGGGAGATGCCTCCAGCGCCGCCTTGGAGTACGCTGAGACCGTGCAGGACCTGATGGGTATTGATGTTCAGGATTGGGTGAAGGCCCAGGGTTCTTTCAACCAGTTGCTGGAGGGCTATGGCATTGCTGATGCTAAGGCAGCTCA